GTCGGGAATGCGCGGCAGGGCGGGATTGGTGAAAGCCGCGCCGGGCAGGTCGAAGAGCAGGCCGTTTTTCGCCATGTCAGTAGCCCCAGAGGTTCAGAGAGTTGACGGTGCTGTTGGCAAGGTCGGGGTTGCCCTGGTTGCCGGTCGCTTCGAGGTGGACGCGGTTCGATCCCCCGGTGGGGTATTCGGTCCAGACCCCGGCCACGTTGACGATGATGTTGCCCACGTAGCGCTGGCCGCCCTCGACATTGTTCGCGCCCGCATCGCCGATGCGGATGTAGTAATCGAGGTTGGCGCCGCCGGCCGGCAAGGCCGTCGCGTTCCACGTGCCGCGATAGACCAGGTCGTTGGGTGACCAGGGCACGGTACCATACGTGAAGTAATAGGACAGCGGCACCACGCCCAGCTGGCGCGCCACCTGCAGTTCGGTCATCCCCGGATGCGTGGGATCGGCAAGCGGGCTGGTCACGCCATCGAGCACGGCCTTGAGGCTGTAGATGTAGCGCCCACCGAACATGACATTGAGCGCGCGGTTGGTGCGCACCAGGCTTTCCCCTGCTCCGCCCAGGACATTGTTGAACTGGTCTTCCTGCCAGTAGTGAACCAGGCGCTGCCCGTTCCACGTTGCCGTGCGGCGGCCGAGCACCGAGATCGGCACATAAGGCACGCCATGGGCATTGCAGAGCCGGCGCATGATCTGGTGCGCCCGCATCGTTTCCTGAAACCACTCGCCATTCTGCCCGAGCCAGCCCAGCACGGTATGCCCCGCCCACTGGTCGCCGGTCAGGAAGTCCCGCTCGGCCAGCGAGACGATTTCCATGGCGCCGGCCGAGTGGTTAGCATTGTCCTGCAAAAGGTTGAGCCCGGTATCGGCCAGATAGAACGGCCGCCTGCCGAGCGCGGCATCCATGCTCGCCTCGAGATAGCCGCCCATGCTGTCGGAATAGAGCACGACGCCCGTGGTATAGGGCGTGGGCGCGTCCCAGCGCGCCATGACCTTCTGGCTGAAGAACACCGTGCTCGTGCTCTTGTTGAGCAGCCGCGCTTCCCACTCGCTGGCATCGGTGCGGCAGGGCAGCGCATAGGGCTGATTGGCGGGCACGGCGATGATCGCCTCTCCGGCGCATTTGCCCCAGGCGCCATTGTAGCGAAATGCCCAGTCGTCGATCGCGAAAGCAATGCCGCCCACGGTTCCGGCAGCGGTGACCTGATAGCAATAGCCATCCTGTGCGCCGGCCGGGAATGCGCCGCTCGCCGCGCTCCATTCGCCGGCATTGAACCACTGCCCCGCGCCGGCATCGCCGCGCGTGAACTCCTTGTAGTAGGTGCCGCCGTGCCCGAGGATCACATCGCCAGCGGCATAGGCCACGCCGTTGAAGACTCCGGGCGCCGTGACTGCCCACCAGGTGCGAAACGTGCTGGCCTGGGCAGCGGTAGTATCGGTGTAGGGCGCCGGGGCGCTCGGGCAGTGCTGCGCGCGCCAGGCTGCGCCGTCCGAAACGATGGCATCGCCTTCGTAGACGATGCCGACCGTGCCGCCCAGATCGCGCGCGCCGCCGCCCTGGCGCCGAAAGATGAAGTAGCTGCCGGCCGCCGGAACAATGGCGGGCAGCACATCGTCATGATCGAAATAGCCCAAGTATGGCCCGCTCGAGGCATAAGCGCCCGGAGACCAGGTGCCCATGTATTGATCGGCAATGGGCGTGAGCGAGCGGCGGCGGAACGCGGCATCGTGCTGGTTCTGCCCGGTGACCAGCGTGGTCAATTCGGGCGGCAGCGGCACCCAGGCATAGCCGGCGTTCGACGTGCGCAAGCCCGTCTCGAAGGCGCGCGAACGAACCGATGATGGCAGGCCCTGCGCGGGCAGTCGGTCGCGCAGCATCAACTGGCGCTGCAACCCGGACGTCATGTTCGGTAGCGAGACTTCGAAGCCGCCCACGATTCGGCCATCGGTCGTGATCGCAAACGCGGTCTGTTCGGTAACTGGATCGCGAAAGCCCCATACAAAACCCGTTTCCGGGGCCATCGGCATCGGCAGCAAGCCGGTCACTTCGGACGCGAGCTTCTCGCGCGTGACCGCTGCATCGGGGAAATTGATCGACGCAAATTCGAAAGTGCCCGCCGTGGAAATCCAGGCCACTGCCCGTTCGGTCACCGGATCGCGGAAGGCGAGCAGGTATCCGGTCTCGGGCGCCATCAGGAAGATGCTGAGCGCGGACAGTGCCCCGCCCACAGCTGCATTGGCGCGATCGGCCTGCACGCCGGCCTCGTCGCGATAGCCCGCCGCCTGGGAAAGAATCGGCCCCGCGCCGGCCTGCACCAGGGGCGCCAGGCCCACGCGCTTGGCCTGGCCATCCTTGAGCACCAGCACCGTCTCGGTGCCGGCCGGTGCGGCCACTTCGGGTAGATCGGAAATCTTGGCCATGGGTCAGCCCTCCACCCACAGCCGCTCGGCCGTGGCATCGTAATCGGTGAGGTTTGCCGCCGGCATCTGCGCGATCGTGGCGGCAATGCGGTTGGACGCGGCGCGGATGGCGTCGATCGCGGCGCGGCGGGCGAGCGCTTCGGCGAGGCCTGTCGGTGCCGGCGTTCCGGTGGCGGCGGCGAGCGCGGCTTGGGCGATCAGCGCGTTGTCGTTGGTCTGGCGCTCGAGCGTGGCAACAGCGAGGATGCGGCGGCTCGCTTCGGCATTGACGGCGGCGCTGGCCTGGCCGCGCAGCTGCTCGAGGCTGGGCGGCACCACCGGGGCCAGGACAGGGCGTCCCTTGTCGTTGGCCACGATCGTGCGGCCCTGCGCCTGGGCGTCGAGCAGCTGGCGATGGCGCAGGCGGGAGATGCGCACTGCATCGTCGGGCAAGGTCGCGTGCGTGGCGGCGTGGAAGAAACCGCGCCGCGCGGCGCTGTAATAGACTTCGGACATTGTCACACCCCGAGAAGAAAGACGTTGAAACCGTCGATGCGCATGTTCTGGCCATCGTCGGACTGGGTCTGGACGGTGCAGGAGGAGAGGCCGGGCTCGCCCACCAGCTGCAGCCACAGGTCGCGCGCGCTGCCGAAATTGGCGTTCCAGGCGGTGGCCGAGAGCGGCACGACATAGGTGTTGAAGCTGTCGGGATAAGTGACGGTGAACAGCGTCTCCGTGCCGATAACCTGGCGTACCTGCACCCACATCAACTTGAGGCCGCCGGGGAACGCCCAGAAGCCGTTGGGCGTGAGGCTCTTGGGCAAGCCGGCCAGTGCAGCGGGCGTGATCGCCTTGTTGCCCCCAGTGCCGGCGAGGATCTCGGCAGGGGACGCGGCATCGAGACCGATGGTGGGATTGCCCGACAGCGCGCCGCCACCCCATAGCAACCCGCCGGCCGAGACGGTCGCCGCGCCATTGGCCTTGGCCGCCAGCGTGGCGAGGATCGTGGCGAGGCTGGCGGGGGTGACGACCTTGTTGCCGATCGCGCCATCGGCAGCTTCGGCCGCGCTGGCGGGGGCAAGCGAAAGCGTCAGATCGCCGGCCAGCGTGCCGCCCCCGCCGAGCAAGCCGCCGCTCGTCTGGACCTTGCGCCCGCTGGGCACTGCGCCGACATCGCCGGGATTGAGCGCGACCGCGCCGACCTTGCCGTTGACGGACGAGACCGGCGCTGGCGTCGAAATCTCGAGCCAGTTGCCCAGCGTGCTGGGCGGGAGGGCCTGCAGCACATAGACCAGGCCATTGTCGGCGCGCACCGCAAAATCGCCCACCGTTGCGTCGGCCTTGGCGAGCATCGCGGCCTGGTCGGCCACCGGCCACACGTCGATCAGGTCGATCGCCGGGCGCTGCTCGAGCGCCAGCTTGCCGTCTTCGCCCAGCGTGGCCACCCCGCCCGCCGCGCCCAGCTGCGCCGCGTTGACATAGCCGGCCAGGGCCTGCGCCATGGCGGCGGGCGTGATGATCTTGTCTGCGACCAGGCCCGCCAGCGCCTCGGCAACCGTCGCCAGCTGTGCCACGCCGGCCACGTCTTCGGTCGCGGGTGGGTTCAAAAATGTGGTGTCACCGAAGGTGATGGCAGCCACATCGCCGGCCTCGAGCGTCCAGTCGACGGTCAAGTAGAACGTGGCCGCCGCTGCCTTTTCCAGAATGGCTTCGGCCTGGCCGTAGACGGCGAATAGCGTGCCGTCCTCGAGATAGAGCCCAAACCCGCGCACGGCATAGGCATCGGTCCCGCTGTCGCGCAGCGTGAGATGCACGGTATCGGGCGCCACCGGCAGGCCGGAAACCGTCGCGATGCGCTTGAGCTCACCGGGCAATGCCTCGAGCGTAGGCGCGGGCACGAACACGGCCTGGGTCAACCCGGCCGCAGCAATGCGCACGGTGCGCGTGCCGCCGCCGGCCGGATCGATCATGGCCGCGCGGCCGGCGTTGGTGATTTGCAGGACAAGCGCGGTCATCAGGCACTCCCATCGAGAAATTGGCCGGCATCGTCGGTCAGGGGCTCGCCGATCTCGTCGGTGATCAGCACAGCCCAATCGGTGCCGCTGGTGTCGGGGCCGGCGCTGGCGCGGCGATAGAGCGCGGCGCGCGCGGCGCCGGTGGCGGCAGTTGCGACACCAGCGGCAAGGTCGATCACCACGTCGAAGTGGCTGCGCGCGGGCGAGACCCGCACGACATCGGCGATGATCTGCGCGGTGGTCGCGGCCGAAACGCGCGTGCCGCCGGCCGTGCCATCGGCGCCGAGCGCGGGCAGATGCACAGCAAAGGTGTGTGGCACTCCGCGCGGGCTGGCCTGGTGCCACTCCACCAGCGTGGCCAGCGCATCGATCCCGGCCAGCGCGGTCTTCACCGCCGTGACGCTGCCCTTCCTGCGCTGATCCTCGATCGCGCGCGCGGTGACGGCGCGCTTTTGCTCTTCGCTCCACTCGGCATCCCACTTGTCGACCGAGAGCGACCAGGCCAGCCAGGGCAGCACGGCCACCGGGCACGCCCAAGGGTCCCACAGTTGCTCGATCGGCAGGTCGATGTCTTCGAAACGCAGGCCCAGGCGCGCGAGCGCGACTTCGAGCGGGGTGGAGTTGGGCGGGAGCAGGCTGTCACTCGACACGGCCGGCGATCCTCACTGCAGTGCCCACGCAATTGGCGCATTGCGTCTTGGCGATCGCCACGTCGGCCGGCGGCTTGTTGATCAGCGCATTCTGCACACCGGCCACCACCGCAGCGGCATAGAGCCCGGCGCGCGTGATCGACCGGCCCAGCTTGCGCGAGGCGGCCTTGTAGGCCTCCACCCCTTCCTGCGCGGCGGCCAAAACGATGGTCTCGTCCGGGCCACTGAACAGCACCAGGTCGATATCGATCTCGTAATCGATGATCTCGGCCGAGCGCACTTGCGGCCAATCGGTCAGCGGGCGCACGTCTTCGTCTGCAGAGACAGCCAGTTCGACCGCTTCGATCTCGTCATCGCTGGCCGAACCATCGCCCAAGGCAGACAGCAGCGACACAACAACCGTGCCCGGCCAGATCGCGCCGT